CGGAAATGGTCCGCAAGGCCAAGACCCAAGGCGTATTTGAGGGGGCCTTGGTCAAGGTCCCCGGCAAGAAAAAACCGTTGCTTAAATACGCCTTGGCGGTCCGCTATTACAACGCGCGGCTTGACCCGACTTTTAGGAAAGCCAACCAGACGCCGCAAAAAAAAGCCAAGGGCGGCAACGGCAAGCCGGTCGGCCCGGCGGGCGGCAAGTCGTTTGTCGGCGCGCGGGCGAAGGTCGAAAAATACCGGGCCAAGGAATTAAAGCTAAAACATGAAATTAACCAAGGGCTTTGGATTCGGCGCGCGGAAGTAAACGACCGGGCCTTTAGGGCGGCGCGCATGGCCCGCGATAATTTCCTAAACGTCCCGGCGCGAATATCCGCCTTGGTTGCCGCTGAAACCGATCAATCGCAATGTTACCGGCTAATACATGACGAAATCAAAGACGTACTAAACGAGTTTGTCCGCCAACTTGAAGGCTTGGCGAAAGGGGGTTGATATGGACCCGGTAATTGAACACTTGTCAGACGAAGTCTTAAAGCTTGCCGAACGGATTGCCGAATTGGAAATTTTAGTTTTAAAGCTTTCGGACGCGACGGCCAACGCGGTCGACAGTATCAAACGGGGTCAAAGAATATCGCGCCAAGTCGTTTGGTTTGAAGCTTGGAGAACGCTTGCGTCGTCTAATAATACTTTACAAAAAAACGACGCGATAAAATGGGCCGATGATTGCCTTAAGGAATTCGACGCAAAATTTTAGGGGCGGTATATTATGAATATAGAAAACCTTTTTGACAAATACCTTGAAGCCGTTAGAACTGGTAAAGCGCCGACGCTTCGCTTTGGTTGGCGCGCGGGAATCCGCGCTTTTTCGGATTGGGCCGAACGTCGCGGCTACGAGATTGTGCAAACCAAGGGCGAAAATGGCGCGGCTATTTTTTGCGCTAAATGCGGCGGGCTTATCAGCCCGGCGGAAATGGCAAACGAGCCAGAATAAACAATGAAATCATAAACGGGGGCAAAAATGAAAAACAAAATTAGAGAAAAAATTGAAGAAATGATTGCCAGACACGACCAACAACACCAAAGCATAAAACACCTTGACCCGCAAAGCGCCGAATACTGGAAGGGTCGGGCCGACGCCTTGCGCGACGTTTTAACAATGACAAAGCCCGCGGCCAAGACAAAGCCCGCGGCCAAGGAAGGGTTTCTAAAAAAACCTAACAAATATTTGAAGGCTTGACGATAATGGATTTTATTCAAGCCATACGCGAAGGCATACAACCCGCGCCGGAATATACCGTTTCGCAATGGGCGGACGCCAACCGGATACTGCCAAGCGAAGGGTCGGTTGAGCCGGGGCGCTACCGGACAAGCCGAACGCCCTATTGCGCCGAAATAATGGACGCGCTTTCGGTATATAGCGAAGTGGACGACGTTTCCGTTATGAAGGCAACGCAATTAGGCTTGACCGAACTTGGCAACAACTGGTTTGGGTATATTGTCGATACCGAACCGGGGCCGTTTTTGATGGTATTTCCGACCGACAAGTTGGCCGTCGATCATAGCACCGGCAAGCTTGCCCCGACGATTGAAGAAACCCCGGTTTTGTCAAAAAAGATTGCGCCGCGAAAAATCAAGACCACCGGAAACGCTATGTTGCGCAAAAAGTTTCCGGGCGGCATTTTATTTATATCCGGGGCCAATAGTCCGGCCAACTACCGCAACAAATCAATCCGCTATTTAATGTTGGACGACCTTGACGGTTTCCCGCAAACGGTCGGGTCCGAAGGCGACCCGGCGGACCTTGCCGAAAAGCGAACCGATAGTTATAGCGCGCGCAAAAAAATTTTCCGCAATTCAACCCCGACGGTCAAGGGTATTTCAAAGATTGAAAAATTTTTCAACGCAAGCGACCAACGCCGGTATTATGTCCCTTGCCCGTTTTGCGGCAAGTTTCAAACCTTGGATTGGGGCGGCAAAAGCTTCAAGCGCGGAATCAAGTTTAAGCGAAACGACGCCGGGGAAGTCGTCGCGGTTTGGTACGAATGCCGGTTTTGCCATGAAGCCATTGACGAAAGCCACAAACCGGAAATGCTAAAACGCGGACAATGGCGCGCGAAATATCCGCACCGCAAAAAGCGCGGTTATCACATATCAAGCCTTTATTCGCCGATTGGTTGGGTTTCATGGGAACAAATCGTTAACGAATTTTTAGACGCCAAGGACAGCCCGGAACGCTTGCAAGTATGGACCAATACCCGGCTTGCCGACGTTTGGGACGAAGAAGGAAGTCAACCGGATTGGGTCGTTTTAAAAAACCGCGCGGAAGCATACCCGGTATTAACGGCCCCGGATTCGGTTTGTTTTTTGACCGCCGGGGTTGACGTCCAAGCCAACCGCTTGCCGGTCGTCGTCCGGGGTTGGGGCGAAGCCGAACAAAGTTGGCTTGTTTTGCATACGGAACTTTACGGGGACCCCAACCGGCCCGAAGTATGGGACGCCCTTGACGCCCTTTTACAGCAAGGTTACAAACACGCAAGCGGCAACGTGCTATATATCACGACGGCGGCAATTGATACCGGGTATCTTTCCCAAGTCGTTTATAATTTTTGCCGGTTTCGCCCAATTAACACGATTGCAATAAAGGGGTCGTCGATTCAAAACAAGCCGGTATTAAACCGGCCAAGTCTGGTCGACGTCGATTGGCAAGGCGAAACGATTAAGGACGGTTGCCAACTTTGGACCGTCGGCGTTGATACCGCAAAAAGTCAAATTTATTCGCGGCTTGGGATGCAAAAGCCCGGCCCCGGATTTTACCATTTCCCATTTGGGATTGACGACGAATATTATTTACAGTTTACCGCCGAAAAAAAGGTTACCAAGTATCGAAACGGCTTCCCTATAATGGAATGGGTTAAGGTCCGGGAACGAAACGACGTTTTAGACTTGGAGGTTTACGCCTACGCCGCCGCATTGCGCGCGGGCATGGCGACCATAACCGACTGGCAAGCGGTAAGGCAAAAACAGTTAGGCAACGGAACCGCCAAGGCCGAAGCGCGACCAAGGCCGAAGCGCAAACCAAAAACAGCAAAACCAAGATGGTAAAGGGGGCCAGTTATGGCAAATTTAAAAGGCGCATTGGAAATTAAACGGTATTTGGGCATATCCGAATCAACCCTAATACTGCAAATCCAAAACGAAGGGTTACCGGCAAAAAAAATCAGCGGCGAATGGACCGCTTCGACCAAGGACCTTGACAAATGGCGCGGCGTGAAAGAAAAAGCCGCCGAAGGCGACGCCGCCGCGCAAGCCGCCGCTGAAAAAGCCGCCGAAAAAGCCCGCGAAGAACGCGCCGAAGCCGACGCCGCCGAAGCGCAAGCCGCCGAAGAACGACAGGAAGCGGAAAAGGCGGAAGCCGACGCGAGGGTTGCGGCGAAAAAAGCGAAAAGAAAATAAGGGGGTCTTATGGCGGGTTTGTCGGGGATGAAACAGATTAGTCGCCATTGCAACCGAAGCGAAGCAACCATTTTAGAATGGATACGAAGCCGCGCATTTCCGGCTGTCAAGATTACCGGAAGTTGGGAAAGCGATACCGAAAAAATTGACCAATGGCGGAAACTACAAATTGAAGCCGCGATTAATCAGCGCAACACGGCCAAAAAAAGCCGCAAGGGTCAAAAAAAATGGTAATGTCAACCGCAAAAACCAATAAAAACCCGTAAAAAACCCTTTTTTATCCGCAAAAACCCGAAATTTTCAAATATAGGGCAATGGTTATGCTAACATTGCCCTATGTCTTTTTATACCCAAGCCGAATTTGACAGCATGAAGGCGGCTTATTTGGAACTTCAAGCCGGGTCTAAGGTCGTTCAAGTTTCTATTGGCGGCAAATTCATTCGTTATCAAGACGTACAAATTAAGGAAGTCAAGGCAACGCTTGACGCAATGGCCGTCGAATTGGGCCTTGTCCCGTCGCGCGCCTATGCGAAGCCGAAAGGACGGTTTGATTGACCAAGTCAAATTTTTTAGCGCGATTGATTGACGGCGCGGTTGGCGTCATATCGCCGGGCGCCGCGTTGCGCCGCCGTTATTACCGCGATTTATTATCACGCCAAACCCGGTCGGCCCAATATGCGGCGGCGAAAACGTCGCGCCTTACCGGGGACTGGTCGCCCGCCGACGCTTCGGTTAACGATTTAATCCGCGCGTCGTCCCCGGCGGTCCGGGCAAGGGTCCGGCAATTGGTCCGCGACTTCCCCGTTTTTTCCCGCGCGGTTCAAGTCCTAATTGACGAAATAATTGGCCCCGGTTTGATTATGCAATCGCGGGTCGTAACGCCTTCGGGCGACGCAATCGACGAAAAGCTTGCCAACGAAATCGAAAGCGCCTTTAATTTTTGGGCGGACCAAGCCGACATTGCCGGAAACCTTCACTATTACGAATTTATGGAATTGGCCAAGCGCCAAGAATTGGAAAGCGGCGAATTTATCATTGTAAAGCGCCGAAGCCGATCAACGAAGCGTTACCTTCCCTTTGCCCTTCAACTAATCGAAGCCGATTGGTTGACCGGCAACCCTACCGGCAAGATACCGGCAAGCAACGAAGTTGACCAAGGGGTTGAATACGTCAAGGCGACCGGCGAACGGGTTGCCTATCACTTCACGGACCCGGACGGTTGGGGCCAGTCGGTCAGGGTTGCGGCGGCAAATGTTATTCATGGTTTCCATACGTTGCGGCCCGGACAAGTCCGGGGCATTTCATCTTTTGCGCCGGGGGTACTTTTGGCGCGCGACTTGTCCGAATATCTTGACGCCGAAATTGATACGGCCAAGCTTGCCGCGAAATATCTTGCTTTTGTCAAACGAAACGACCCGGCGGGCCGAACAAATATGCTAACCGACGGGACCGACGCGGACGCGGGCAACAAGATTGACGAAATGGAAAACGCAATTATCGAATATTTGGCCCAAGGCGAAGATATAGAAATTGCCCATAATCCGCGACCGGGGACAAGTTTTCCGCCGACAATAAAATTGTTACTTCGGCTTTTCAGCGCAACAACCAACGTCCCTTATGAACTTTTAAGCTTTGATTATGAAGGGCTTTCCTATTCGTCAAGCCGGGTTTCAAGGAACGATTTTTCACGGTTTTTAAAGCCGGAAGTCGCCCGGCACATTCGGCGCTTTTGCCAACCGACATTTTACCCGTTTATGGAACAAGCGATTTTGCAACGCAAAATATCTATTCCGGCCCAAGGTTTTTTTGCCAATCCGGCGCGCTTTTTGTTGACCGAATGGCAAGCGCCGGGCCATGAACACGTTGACCCGTTGCGCGAATCAAAGGCCCTTATTTCAGAAATTGACGCCTTATTACGAAGCCCGCAAGAAGTCGCGCGCGCGCGGGGCCGCGATTATGCAACGGTCGTTAAGGAAATCAAGGCCGCTAAAAAGCTTATTGACGACGCCGGGCTTGAACCGCAAACCGATTCGACAAGTACCGCCAACAACCCGGCGGCAGTTGAAGGGCAAAAAACGCTTTCGGTCAATCTTGCCGGGCGAAATGGCGGCGTAATTGCAGAACTTGAAACGGTTTTGCAAGAAATACTTGACCGGGTCGATTCGTTAACGCCAATTCACTAAAGGACTAAACGCCATGAAAAAACGCACGATTAAAAAGCTAATGAAGCGGTCCGAAACCAACGGGGCCGACAAGTTAAGTTATCGAAGTTTCGCCCTTAGAGCGACCGGGCCGGATAGCGTCAACGAAGACGAACGAAGCGTTGAAGCGGTTATTGCAAGCGAACAACCCGTTGAAGTCTTTGACTTCGACCGATACGAAATTGTAAAGGAAATTTTGCTAATTGACGGGGTCGAAATGCCGGGGTCCCGGCAAGTCCCGCTTTTAGATACCCATAGGCGGTTTGATACCGCCAACGTCGTCGGGTCGATACGCGGCCTTAAAAAAGACGGCGACGTTTTGGTTGGCCGCGCGCATTTTTCCGGCGTTGCCGACGTTGACAGCATTTGGCAAAAAGTAAGGGAAGGACACTTGACGGATTTTTCAGCCGGTTACCGACCAATCGACAGCCAATGGGTCCCCGAAGGCGAAAGCTATGAATTTAAGGGGCGCAGCTTTGCGGGTCCGGTCAGGGTTACCAAACGTTGGCGAATCCGGGAAGGGTCCATTGTTCCAATTGGGGCCGACGAACTTGCAAAAGCCCGGTCCGCGAACACAAACAATAAATTAAAACCCGAAGGGGGTCAAAACATGAACAAGAAATTACGAGAATTTTTAATTAAACGCGGCCTTGCCGAAGACGCGACCGAAGCCGAAGCATGGGCCTTTTTAGAAACCCTTGACGTCCGGGCCGAAGGCGCGCCCAAAAAGGACGAACCGCCCAAGGACGACGCGCCCAAGGTCGATCTTGATAAAATCCGGGCCGAAGCCAAGGGCGAAGAACTAACCCGAATAAGAGAAATTGACGCCTTGGGCAAGCGCTTTGACAACGTCAAGTTGGCCGAAAGTCTGATTGTCGAAGAAAAAACAATCGACGAAGCTTACCGGGCTTTTGTCGACTTCCTTGACAAGCAACGCGAAGACGATTTTTCGCATTATAAACCGGCGACCGTTACTGAAGACGCGCAAGACAAATTCCGCGCGGCGGCGACCGATTCGCTTTTGATGCGCGGCGACGTTGAGAAAATCGAAAAACCGGCGGCGGGAAGCGCCGACCTAATAGGGTTTTCGTTGCGCGAACTTGCCCGCGAATCCTTGCGGGTCGCCGGGCTTCCGACCGGCGGCAATGTTATGGAAATGGTCGGGCGGGCCTTGTCGACCGGGGACTTGCCTTATATACTGGCAAACGTCGCCAACAAAGCCCTTTTTTCAGGTTGGGATACGGCGTCAGAAACTTGGCGGACATGGGTTGCAACCGATCAAGTCAGCGACTTTAAAACGCATTCGATGCCGCGCGCAAGCGAAATTTCAGACTTGGAAGAAATCCCGGAAAGCGGCGAATACCGTTACGGGAAAATTACCGAAGCCCAAGAACAATATTCGATTGCCAAATACGGCAAGCTTTTCGCCATAACCCGCGAAACGATTATAAACGACGACCTTGGCGCTTTGACCCGCATTCCGGCCATGCACGGCGAAGCGGCCAACCGCAAGGTTGCCGACGTCGTTTATGCGGTATTGACGGCCAACGCCGCAATGGGCGACGGGACCGCCTTGTTTCATGCCGACCACGGCAATTTTGTTGATAACGGTTCCGGCGCTCCCCCCGGCCAAGCGACCATTGCCGAAATGATTCGCGCAATGAAGGTCCAAAAGGATTTACAGGGTTTGCGGCGGCTTAACATTCAACCCAAGTTTGTTATTATGCCGGTTGCCTTGGAAGGCGCGGCGGAGGTCTTTTTTCAAACCATCCAGTTTGCCGATTCGGATACCATTGCAACCGATTCGTCGCTTGCCGCTACCCGCAAAAATATTTATGTCGGGAACTATTTTACCCGCGTATATGAACCGCGCCTTGACGACGACGACGCGGCGGCATGGTACGGGGCCGGGCCAAAGGGCAAGACCGTCGTTGCCTTTTTCTTAAACGGGGTTCAAACCCCCTACCTTGAACAACGCCAAGGATGGTCGGTTGACGGGACGGAATACAAGGTGCGGATTGAATGCGGGGCCAAGGCCGTTGACTGGAAAGCCCTATATTTTAACGACGGCAATTAAAATTTAACCTTGCCGGGGGGGCCGAAAAAAATTCATGCTTCCCCGAAAGCGGTATTAAATAAGCCTTCCCGGCAAGACAGTTTTTAACCAACAACAAAACCTTTAAATAAGGGGGTTTATCATGCAAGAATCCGCATTATCAGGAAAACACCGCGAAGCTAATTTTCTTTATGACTTCGCAAAACACGGCGGCGCGATTGGCGACATTTTGGTTGGGCCGAAGGTTTTGCCGCCGCAAGCAATCATAACGTCGGGTATTATCCGGGTCGTTACGGCCCCGGTCGGAACGAATGCGACGATTGCGCTAAAACTTGTCGGGTCCGAAGATATTTTAGCGGCGACCGCTATTACTTCTTTTACGCTTGACGCTTTGCTTGACGTCGTCCCGGTTGGAACCGCCGCGACAAGCGTTTTGACGACCGCCTACACCCAATTGACCGTAACGATTGCGACGACCGCATTGACGGCGGGAAAGTTTCACGTTGCCTTACGCTATTTTCTATCCGTAACAAGTTAACGCGGCAATTTAAGGGGCTTAAAATATGGCCGGACAAAACGACGCGGCGCTATTAAAAGCCGCCGAAGATATTTTTTCGCATATCGGAAGCGATATTGCGGCGACGTATTACCCAAACGACGGCGACCCGGTTAACTGTAAAATCAATCTTGAAAAAGAAAACCAAGCCGAACCGGACGGGTTTAATACGCAAGCAAGGGGCGAACGGCTAACCCTTGAATGTCCGCGCCATATTTTAGGCAAAATTCCGGTCGCCCGCACCCAAGGGCGAAACGGCGAAAAATTTGTTGTCGACGACGGGACGACCTTTGAAGTTACCGGGATAGCTGATAGCGACGAATTTTTTGTTACTTGTCTAATTAAGGTTTGCGAATAACATGGCGTCTGTATCAATTGACAGTCAAGACCTTTTGGAAATTCAAAGAACCATTGCGACCTTTAGAGGAAGCAAGGTAGTTATTCAGCGCGCGACGAATGACGCATTAAGCGGGCTAAAAACCGACGCGGTCAAAAACATAGGGGCCAAGGTGACCGCCAAGGCGGCGGTAATTCGAAAGCATTTTTCAGTTAAAAAAATGGCCCTTAACCGCTTGACCGCCGAACTTGAATGCACCGGGAAGCCGTTAGCGCTTATCAACTACACTTCAACGGCGGTCAAAAAGGGCGTTAGCGTTAGGGTCCTAAAAGCGAACAAAAAAACGGTTATTAAACACGCCTTTATTGCGACCATGAAAAGCGGACACCGGGGGGTATTTTGGCGCGAGTTTGACGACTTTAGGGTAAAGCCCAACCCGACGTTTATTTATGGCCAACTAAAAGGGTCAAAGTACGCCTTGCCCATAAATGAGCTATACGGCCCCGCGATTGCGGATATATTCGACGACCCGGACGTTATCAACCCAACCCTTGCCAACGCGAACACGCGGTTACAGGCAAGGCTTGAGCACCATACAAATATTTTGATTGATTCGGCCAGATAATTTATGGAAACCTTCGAACAAATAGCCCTTAGAGAATCCGCCGCGACCGACCTTGAATTTGTCGGCGATTTTTTGCCGATTCGCGAAAGGATTTTTATCAATTGGGGTTTAAGGCTTGAAACAATCAGGGTCAAAAACGGTTTCAACCTTGACCTTGGGGTTGAAGTTTTCCGGTCCTTTTTGCCGCCCATTGATTTTGAATATTTACCGGCGGTTGGGTTTATGCCGCTTGTCGAAGAAAATATTAATATTTACGGCAATCACTCAAAATTTGATTTACAAATACAGGTCCAAGGCGTTGAAAAACATGGGACCATTGCACCGGGGCCAATGGCCGAATTGATTTACGCCGATATTGTCGAAGCAATCCAAGGGCCGGTTTGGTCCCTTGGCTTTGATTCGGGCGGGATATTTAAAGCCACGGTTGGCAAATATATCATTGGTCAAACGTCCAAGGCGACCGGATATATCGCCGGGGTTTCGGTTACGTCCGGGGCTTGGGCCGACCAAGATGCCGCCGGGACGCTTACACTTCGCCGGGTTACCGGCGATTTTATCGACGACGAACCACTTGACATTGGAAGCAATGACGACGTCGCAACGGTTGACGGGGCCGCGTCGGCCCGAAGCGCGTTGAAAACGCCCGGCGGTCCCTTGATTGACGCGATTGACGTTTTAAGCGCGAAGCCGGAATTTCCGACGCAAGGACAGCTTTCAACCGGCGTCAATATCGTTTTTGGGGTTGAATATAAACGGGTTGCGGGCAACCCGTACAGTCAAACCAACTAATAAAATTGGAGGTATAAAAATGTCAAATTCAGGAAACGCAAAATTAATGTATGAAGCCGACCAAGTTTTGACCGCCTTTCTCGAACTAACCGACCAAGGCGACAAACAGGAATTTAAAAGCGCGGCGCAAATTTGGTCGGGCCGGTCGGGCAAGGCCCCGGATATTAAGCCCAACGGCGTTAAATCCGGCGGCGTTATCACGCCGGAAGCGGGCGGGGCCAACGACCAAGTCGACATTTCAGAATGTAAGGTTTATATCGCCGGGGTTGAAACGACAGTTTCCGCCGCCGTCGACCAAGCCATTACACGCCCGGCGGTGAGCGATTACCAAATTTTTTCGGTAACCGTAACCGCATTGGGGGCCTTTGCCATTGTCGACGGTGCGGAAGGGACCGCTTTTAGCGAAACGCGCGGGGCTAATGGCGGACCGCCTTATATTGATAATGATGCAATAGAAATCGGCCAAATCCGCGTTTCGTCCCAAACCCCGGCGGTCATTACAACCGACGAAATAAAACAAGTCGAAAATGTTCACCAAGAACGTTACGACTTGCCCGGTTGGGAAATCCAATACGCGAGCGTTTCAAACGGGGTTTTGGGATATGCCGGAATAACTTTTCATTCGGCTTTACCCGCGATTCATTCCGAAGACGCCGGCTCGACCGTTTACGGCAAAGACGTTTATGCGCAATATTACGTCCCAAGCTTTGTCGAAATTGTTGACGCCTACGACTTTTCGCCCCCGGCCAATTCTCATACAATCAACACGACCCAAGTTTACGGTCGGGTCAAAGGGTCCGCAAGCCAAACCCTAAACGCCGGGGCCTTTAGCGTCGAGTTAAAAGACGGTATAACCGACAACCTTTTAAGGTTTGCCGACGAGTTTATTTGGTTTAAGTTTTTTCAAGACCGGCTAAACGACCCGTTTATATTATGTCAAGGTTACCTTGGCGCGCCGGTATCATTTCCCGCCGGGGCCAACGTCAACGCGACTTGCGCCATTGCCGCCGAAACCGAAGCGGTCCGGGTTTTCGGCTAATTTTAACAATGAGGGGGAAGCATGGCATTTGATAAGGGACAATTTTTAGCAACGCATTTCGAACCGCGAACAATGGCAGTCCCCGTCCCGGAATTAAAAGATTGGTTTGACGAAGGCGACGAGCTTGTCTGGGAGGTTAGGGGGTTGACGGGGGTCGAGTTTGCCAAGGCCGACGAAGTCGCGGGCAAACGGTCAATTTCAACCGCAATTTTAGAAGGGCTTTTGACTATGCGCGCGGGCGAGGTCAAGGACGCAATTTCAAAAATGGTCGGCCACGGCGAAGAAATACCGGAATCGACCGCGAAGCGGATTGCGCATTTGGTAGCCGGAAGCGTCAACCCCGTTTGCGACGAAGACCTAGCCGCGCGTCTTAATAAGGCGTTTCCGACGGTTTTTTTGACCCTAACAAATCGGATTTTGATTTTAAGCGGCCAAGGTATGGCGTCGCCGGGAAAATCGAAGCCCTTTGGCAAAGCGAAGAAATCCAAGTCGCTTTAAGCCTTTGCCATGCCAAAGGGCGGTTTTTATTTGAAGTAAGGCCGGACATTTTCCCGCATGGGCGTTTAGTAAAAACGGAACTTATACTTTGGGGCCGCTTTTTTGAAGCAAGAAACCAAAAATAATTTCCGTTTTTTTTTATAGGAATTTAACAAAATGGCCGATCTTGAAAAAATAGTCAAAATAATTTTTGAAGGCCAAGACAACCTTTCGCAAACGATCAATTCGACGCAAAGGGGGCTTGATTCTTTTTCGACAAGCGTTACCGACGCAACGCAACCATTGGCAGATTTTACCGCGTCAATTCTGGCAATCGACGCCGCGCTTGCCCTTGTCGCGGGGGGGGCCTTGACCGCCGCGACCATTGCCGCCGGTCAATTCGGCGACAGCTTCAACGAAATAACAACCCTAATTGACGCCCCGGCGCAATCAATCGACCAATTCAGGCAAAATATTATTGATTATGCGCGGGATTCGACCCAATCCTTTGACGATATAAATTCCGCAATTTATAACGCCATTTCATCGGGCGAAAGTTACGAAACTTCACTTGGGCTTATTACCGAAGCCGAAAGGCTTGCCATTGCAACCAAAGCGGACTTAAACCAAGCGGTTAACGTTTTACGCCCGACCATGAACGCTTTTGGCGCGGCGAGCGACGAAGCCGCCGACTATGCGGACGTCCTTTTTACGACGGTTAGAACCGGCAAAACAACTTTGCAAGAACTTGAACCAACCCTTGCGAATGTGACCGGCGTTGCGGCGTCGGGCGGCATTTCGTTTGCCGACTTATCGTCGGCAGTCGCCGGGTTGACCGCAGCGGGCGCGCCAACGGCGCAAGCAGTTACGCAAATCCGGTCGGCCTTGGTCGCTATACTTGCGCCGACGTCGGCAGCAAGCGACGCCGCCGAAAGTATGGGGGTCGAGTTGGGGGCCGGGGCGGTTGCCGCGCGCGGACTTGACGGCGTTTTTAGGCAACTTTACGAAGCGACCGGCGGAAACCTTGAAGCAATGCGACAATTGATACCGCGTATCGAAGGCGCAAACGCGGCCCTTATTTTGGGCCGGGACGCTTCGGGCGGTTATGCTAACGCAATGGCCGCAATGGCCGACCGGGCCGGGGCGGCGGCGCAAGCTTACGAATTAATGGCCGACAATTTCAATCTAACCAACCAAAGACTAATTAACAATTTGCGGGCGACATTAGTTGACGTTGGAACCCCGTTGCTTGACGATTGGGCCGACATTGCGCGCGCAATCGGCGAAGTATTCCAAGGGGTATCGCTTGGAATAGACCAAGGTTCATTTGACCCGGTCCTTGACCTTGTCCAAGACTTCGGTCAGGCGTTGGCCGCTGATTTGTCGGCCATTGCCGCCGCCATGCCGGAAGCGTTGGCCGCGCTTGATTGGGACGGTATCGTTTCCGCGTTTAATACGCTTGGAACCACGGCCAGAAATGTCTTTGAAGATATTTTTGGCGACCTTGATTTGACCGACCCCCAAGACTTGGCGCGCGCTATACAAGCGATCATTACGGGAATTGAAGCCCTGATTAACACGACGTCGGGGATTGTCGGCGGGCTTGGTCCCTTTTTTGAAGGCTTTGCCCGCATTGTCGGGCAAATGGACGAGTTGGAAGGGTCGACGTTTGAAACGATTGGACAAATTGCGGGATTTGGCACCGGGATAAATTTAATCGCGGAACAAATCCCAAACGTTACCGGCGCATTAAATATATTTTCGGGCGCAATCGGATTATTGGCGTTGACCCGGTTGCCGGGGCTTTTGCCGTTGTTGTCCGGGGCGGGCGGTCTTGCGTCGGCGCTTGGGACAATTATTTTACCGGCGACGGCATTGGCGGCGGTTTTTGCGGCACTTCAAGGGGACGAAGGCTTTGGCGGTTGGCTTCGGGAAAATTCAACCCTTTTTAGATCGTTTGGCGAAGCGGTCGACAGCACCTTATTAAGCTTTTCTGGTTATGATACGGCGGCAATTGAACTTAGACAACGCCAAGGCGAAGCCAACGTTGAATTGGGAAAGGCAATTGTCGCCTTGCATGAAATGGGCGAAGAAATAGACGATTTGCCGGAACAAACGCCGGTTAACGTTTTTTGGGACAACTTGGGGCAATTTACTATTGACGGTGAAACGGTCCATTTCATTATTGACGGCATACCGGCGACCAAGGCGGTTGAAATTGAGGTCAACGACGACGACGTTGCCGCACAAGCAAACCGCGCTTGGAACACGATATACACGACCATTGACGGCGAAGAAATCGCAATCCCGGTTAGGACCCGAACCGACCCAAATAACTTGAACGAAACCCAACGGGAAATTGAAGCCGCGACGCCTTCCGAACGCATTACCATTGCCCGGATGCAAAACGAAACAGAAATTGAAATTGCCCAAATCGAAGCGCAAGCCGAAACCTTGCGCACCGCGTTTGAATGGCAAGCCCGCCTTGATATTGCCGAAGTCGAAGCCGGGGCCGCGCGGCTTGAAACGGTTGCAACTATGGTTTCCGAAAGCTTTGCCAACACCGGCGACGTTATCGGCGAAATAGTCGGGGCCTTAAACAATGCGTCGGGCTATTCCGCGCTAGTTATCCAACAGGAACTTGAAGCCGAAAGCCGACGACGCGACGAATTATTAATCATGCAAAGGGAATTGACGGCGGCGGAAATCGCATACACCGAAGCCCGGACGGCTAGGATTGAACAAGGCGGCGGCCTGATAACAATCGAATCGTCGGGGGTTTACCCGGAACTTGACCTTGTTTTACAGTCGATAATTGAACGCGCGCAAATACAGGCCAACGCCGAAGGCACGGCGTTTTTATTGGGGGGCTAAATGGTTAGCATAACGACAATCGAAAGCAAGACAATTGACGGGGTCGTTTTTGAAGAATTGCCAACGTCGGCCTTTAGGGATACGCCGCCGCGAGTTTCGCGGACCGCGACATTGGACGGCGGCGCGGTCTTGGACCATAGGGGTTTTAGTGACGGGGACCGGGCTTTAAAAATTGAAGCGTTTATTGACGAAACGACCGCCGATAATCTTTGGTATATGTCCCGCAACGAAACGCTTTTAAATATTGCTTGCCGGGAAGGCTTTTTTACCGGGGCCATTTCAGAAATTAAAATTGACGGCGGGCGGCTAAAAATGACCTTTTTGGTAAAGGAAGGCGCGGAATGAACAATTTAAATATTGGTTCAATCTGGCATTGGCAACATTGGCTTGACGGCCTTTTGATTAATCAATGGAACGATAAAAATCTTTGCACCTTGGAAGGCCGCAACCATTTTTTAGATTCCGCCATAAACGGCGGGACGCAAATTGCAAACTGGTATGTTGCGCCGTTTGAAGACGACCATACGCCCGCCGCCGGGGACAACTACGCGACGCCCGGCTTTACCGAATGCACGGCATATGAAGAAACGGCGCGGCCCGGTTGGCAAGGCGGGACGGTTTCCGGCGCGGTTGTCGACAATAGCGCAAACCGCGCAAGTTTTACTTTCAATGCGTCAAAAACCATATATGGGGCGGCGCTTTTTGGCGGCGGGTCCGCGCCGACCACCAAGGGCGACGCGGCGGGCGGCGGCGTCCTTTTTTGTGAAAGTCAATTTTCATCGCCCGAAACGGTTATCAACGGAAGCGTTTTAAAAGTTAAGATTGAAATCACTTTATCGGCGGCCTAACAAATGACCGACGCAACGTTTGAAATAATAGCCAACGCCGACGACGGTTATGCGCGGACTCCCACCGGTGGGAATTTTTCCAACTCTGGTGATTCGCTAATTATTGGAAGCACCGGTTCGGGTTTCGAGTGGCATACTTTTTTTAGGTTTCAAAGCGTTACCATACCGAAAAACGCGACTATATCGGCGGCGATCTTAAAAATATATTGCGCTTTTACGACGACGGCGACAATTTGCAACCTAAACATTCATTTTGAGGATGCGGACGATACAACTGCAATATCTAGCGGGGCCGACTTAGTTGGCAGAAGTTTACAATCCGCGACCGCTTGGAATGCCGTTGAGGGTTGGACGGCGGGAAATTGGTACGATTCGCCAAGCCTTGTTTCAGCGCTTCAAACGCATATTGACCGCGCGGGTTGGGCGTCGGGCCAAGACTTAACGATTCATTTGGTTGACAATTCATCTAGTTCCGGGGCCGAAAGGTCTGGAAGGTCAAGGGATTATGACTCGGCGCTTTCCGCCGAACTTCAAGTTACATATGAAATTCAAGTTATTCCGAATGTTGTCGACAATTTGGCGGTTTCAGAATCAACCTTCCTAACGATGGATTTTATCGGCGAGTTGCAAGCGGGTCAAGACATTGCGCTAATTGAAAACGTTGCCGTCGACCTTGACCGGCACGTTAACAACGGCGACAATATCGCAGTTTCCGAAAACGTTGCCGCCGATGTTTATAGCTTATTTCATGCACCACAAGCGGGCAACGATCTTGCGGTTTCCGAAAACTTTACTGTTGAAATTGAAACGCTTATCGAACCGTCGATAAACGAATATATCGCGGTTTCCGAATTTACCGCCGCGACGCCTTCTATTGAAATAGACGTCGCCGAAAATTTGACCGTTTCCGAATTCGTTTCCGCCATTGAAATATTAGCCGAAACCGCCGAATCGATTCAAATCGGCGACGCAATGACCGTTTTTAACTGGTCGACTTGGATTGCGTTAAATAAAAACAAAGCTATTCAACGTTTTTATTTAACCGTAACCGGGGCGGCGGACGGGACAACTGATATTCAAATTCCAATATCCAGTTTTCAAGCGCGCAAGCGAAGCGGCAACCCAACTTATGTTAGCGCGGTTGTTCCCGGCTTTGAATATGCCGGTCAAATATCCGACCGGGCAAACGGAGAATTGGTAATTACGCTTGGGTATGAAATCGACGGCACGGTTGAATTTACCGAAGAAATTTTAAGGGTAACGCTTGAAGAAATAAGAACCGACGAAGGGCCGACAAGGCGGGCAATCAGTTTATCGGGGACCAAGATCGAAACGTTTGCGACCCAAATTGCGACCGTCGAAAATTCGGTTTATAGAAGCGTTCAAAGCGGGAATTTGGTTCATAGATTTGCGCACGTTGACCCCTTTTTGAACCCCGGCGACGTTTGCCGGACGGGTAATGATGAATTTACGGTTGATTATATTATTTACCAAGTCAACGCGGTCGCAATAGTGATGGAAGTCCGCGAAGGTTAGGCAATGGGAAAAGGAACCGTTATATCAGATTTTGGACAGGGTTATTACCAAATTACATTGAAATATGGGGGCCGCGCCGAAAATGAAGCGCGCATTGAAGTCCTAAACGAAAAAATTGCGGAACTTCAAAACGAATATGACGCCATGCCGGAAACAACGCCCGAAGAAAGATTTGACAAAAACATTGTTGGCCTTCAAATCGCGGCCCTTGAAAGACGCGTTGCGATTTTAAATAGTCAGTTTCCGGCGGACCCAACCATTTACACTTGGTCCATTGACGGGACCGAAGGACTAACCGGCGACGTCGGCATTTTGGAAATACCGGGCGAATATGAAAGCCCGTCAAAGGTTAACATTGTCGCCGGTTATAACGGCGGCGCGGCTTGGAATCAAGCCCGCGACGGTCAAATAACCCCGTCGTTGGGTCTTGGGCCTTGGGTGACGTTTTTAAATAAATGTATGTTGCCGGGTTGGCAAAAGTTTGATCCGATTTACCGATATGGGACTATAATTTCGGATTCTATGGATTATGAAAACGACACTTGCGATATTTGCCTAGAACCGGAGTTTTCCAGTCAACAAAACCTTCCCGTCAATCAGGGCCAGACCTTTAGCGATTGCAAACCGACGGTTTGGCCGCAATTTACTGATTTTTGCAGTCGCAACCCGACGCACCCAACTTGCACCAATACCGAACCGGGCGCGCCAACGTTTATTTCAGACGCGCAATTTGAAACCATAAAACAAACCAACGCAAACGTTAACGCGGCGCATGAATACGAAACAGATTTAAGCGGGTACGGGGCCGGGGACTATTGGGACATAATGACCACCGGGCAAAGGGGCGATTGCGAGGACTTCGCCTTGACCAAAATGCAAGAACTAATTAACGCGGGATACCCGGTAAAAAATTTACAAATGGCAATTGTTGCGGTCGAAGGCACGACGGTTGCCAACCATGCGGTTTTAATGATTCAAACGGTAAATCGGGGGACGCTGATTTTAGATAATCGTTTTGACGAAGTCCGGCAAGCGTCAAGCCTTCCATATCGCTTTTTAGATTATCAGCGCGCAGGGCAAGATTGGCAAACCGTATCGACGAAATTAACGGCGGTTCCCATTGAATACCAATTTTGTAATTCCACCGCGTTTACCGACGGCGACGAAGTCGTTATCAAATTTGAAGGGCAAGATTTTAATCAACCAAAGGTCGTCGGCTTTCGGTCAAACCCGGCGGCTTGCTTCCGTGACTACTATATATTTTTTGGATACCACGATTGCCTTTTGGATTATGGCCCGCCGATTGAAGCGGCGGCGTTGCCTAACCATTACCAATACAAGGGCAATACCGATTCTTGGCAAGAATTGGCATACGTTTTGCCGGTTAGTTACCCAAACGACGGCTATTGGTCAAGGGAATATGTCGGCTATTCGTCAAATCAAATATCGTCCTATTGGGTTTTCGGCGGAAGCAAGCCCGCCAGAACGGTTCAGCCGCCCGCAAGCCTTGCGCAACCCTATCCATATAACACTTTTCACGAAGTAGTCGATAACGCCCATCGCTATGATAAAGCGGCTTTTTCTTGGACCGACCGGCAAGCGGTTCCAAATGAAAAGCGGTCAGATATGGCCGGGTTTTATATCAATGGCCATACCCATTTAATCGGCGGGACCCAATGGCAAGAAAATAATATTGAACCGCTTTGCGAAGTCTATTCAACACATGACCGCTATAACGATATAAGCGACAGCTACGAAAGCAAGGCGGGGTATAAAAGCGCGCGAACGGCTTATTGGACGTTGAACGAATTGGCTTATATTTTCGGCGGCAATCCGGTAAACCTTAACAGTTGGAACGAATACGACCCGGCGAATTTTGTTGACACTTTAAAAGCTTATGACCCGACAACAAACAGCTATCAAACCAAAGCTTCGGGGGCCGTCGCATGGTCGGGCTTTGGGGCAAATTTTTCAATTGGGTCCAATAAGGGTTACGCCTTCGGCGGACGGACCACGGTTGAATATACAAGCCGCCTTGACGAATACAATGCCGATTTGAATATTTGGACGTCCAAGCAATCTTGGTTTGCCAATTCAAACGGCAAGCGGCCAAGCTTGGGGGTATCCAATTACGCTTACGTTTGGGCGACAAATTACCCGGCTTGGGGCGTATATGAACAACACCAACAATATAAACAAAATACCGACACTTGGCTTTTAATTGGGGAAACGCCAAACAGGAATTTCGGCAGATTTGGGGCGGGTACTTCAAAATGAAAAACGACATTAAAAGGCTTTTGGTCGATTACCAACAATTTCATTCAGAATTCCAAATTGAAAATTTTATTATCCGAAGCCAAGGCGACGATTGGGCCAAATATAAACAATGCTTGCGCGAAATTGACAACCGCAATCGTGATTTAATCGGCCTTGGGGAAAATTTAGAATTGGCCGAATTGGAAGTTGCGGCCTTGCGTTGGCGGCGGTTTATCTGTTTTACAAAGCGGCAAAAAGTAAGGCATAAAATCGCGCTTGCTAACGCGGGTCGGGCGGTCGCGGCCTATAAGGTGCAAATTTCAGAAATGCGGCGCGAACTGGTTTGCTTTGTATCGGCGGCGGTAAAGCTAAAAGAGTTATTTCCGCGCCTTGACCCGGAAAAGCGCGCGGCGCTCGAATCGGAATCATGGTTATTTAAGGCGCGGCGCTTGGCGGGTATCGACATAATCGTAAACCGGGGCGTCGGCCAACAAACGCTTGAATTTATTTTGTCGCTTCCCCGGCGCGAACGCGAACTTGTAATTAATGAAATTACCGGCGGCGCGGACGCACGGTTATTGATTGAAGGTATTTCAGGCAAAAACAAAAACTAATCAACTGAAAATAGGGGGCAATATGAAAACCAAAATTAGTATTATGACGATTATTTTTATCTTTGCGTTTGCCGGGCTTTCAATGGCGCAAAATTGGATTGCAGCCAATCAAGCAACCGTTGCTTGGGACGCGGTTGCATATCAGCTTGATACCGGCGAACGGCTTATATATCGGGCCTATCTTGCAAACGCCAAAACCGACCCGGACAAAGCAAACCCGGCGCTAATCGGCGAAACCGAAGCCCTAGAATATCAATTCACTTTTACCGAAAAGGGGTCTTATTTTGTCGGCCTTAAAGCGGTTATTCAAGCCTTGGCCGAAGACGGGGCAACTTGGCAAGACGTCGCGGAATCCGAATTTGGATGGTCGGACGACCCTACGTTTGCGCAAGCGGGGGCAACTTTTGGTTTAAGATTTTACCCGGCCCCGGTTGCGCCGGTTGGGATGCGGCCTGTTATAGATTGAGGGTTTTTTATTTTAAATTTTAAAAGGGGGCAAAATGCCGACTACATTAACTTACGACCCGTTGCCGGACGGTTATGGTTGGAACCTTGCGAACAAAATTCATCGGGACACCGGCTATTGGCCAAGCATTACGACCACCGCTTTGCATACTTACATTAAATTTTCGGACGACTTAACGGCGGAACAAATAGCCGCCGTTGATTTACTAATGGCTGATGCGGGCGCGCAGGACCCGGTTATTGGGATACCGGGAAACACTTATGTAATTAAGGACGTTTGGGAATGGCTACCATTTCTTGAACAACAAACCGGCATAAAATTTATGCTAACCTACGGTTCAAGCGGGACATTCGGCCCGGACGTTCAAGACCTTATTTACATGGTTCCGGTTGAAGCCGACGGAGTAACCGAATTGGAGTTAGCGCCCAATCAGCGCAATGCCGTCGAAAATATCATCAAACAGAATACCGGAGAGTGGCAATAGATGGTTGATGTTCGACAAGAAATAAATATGTTCAACAATCCTTGGGCGCCTACGACGACCGAAAACGACGAGGAGTTTGTTTATATTGACCCAAGCGACTATAATGGGGCCACGGCTTATCTTGAGGTAGTTGCAACAAATACCTATGCCGGTCTTGTCGCTATCAGTTTACGCGCTTATGACACGACTACTAGAACAAATTCGAGTCAGCTAACAACCCTTGGGGTCCCGCAAGGAACAACAACAAAAACAAGGATTCGGTCGAATTCATTTACCTTGCATTCATCATATTTTTATTATGGTTTAGCTTATGCTTCGGGCAACACGCAATTAACCGTATATTCAGCCAAAATAATAATTCTCCAATCCGCAACCGACATTACCGCAACCCAAACCCAAATAGAAGTCGGTGCATATCAGGTATGGAATACGGTTGCAAGCGCTGAAACCTACGAACCGTTGAGCGAGCCGAAGTATTGGAAATACGAATCGGCCAAATGGGACCCGACCCCGACCTTTACCTTGCAATTTACGGCAGTAAACGAAAATGACATGGACACAAGCCGGGTCGCTTTGCAGGAATCATCCGACGCCGCATTTTCAAGCCCGTCAACCGTTACAAACTCCATTGTATCTTTTACCAATGAAGCGGTCGATTTTTACGAATCGTCCGCCTTTACGCCGACCAATGGTTATTATTATCGGTTGGCCTATACTAATGACAATACCAAGTATGGCGGGACTATTTATAACGCCAAGATTGTCGCAACCCAAACAGACGCAACGGCGATTACAAAATTACAGCCCGAATATCTGTTAATAAATCAGGCGCAAGCCGATACAGAAATCCAAGGTTTCCCAACCGATTTTGATCCGGCAGAATGGTCCGGGGTTTCAAATAATTATTACCATGAGCATACCGCGAGTCAGGCGGCAAGTGAAATTCTTTTGACTAAACCCGTTGGAATTTTAACTCATATCGACTCAGACGATCAGGGAGATTCGGCAACCGTCGTCTGGGGCGACGGTAACTTCATTTATCTTGCTAATTTTTCCGGCGGAATTCATACCTATTCGGTCGACGGTAGTGGAAATCTTACCCATATCGACTCAGACGATCAAGGCGATAATGCCGTAGGCGTTTGGGGTGACGGTAACTTTATTTATCTTGCTAATGGGGGCGGCGGACTCCACACCTATTCAGTCGATGGTAGTGGTTATTTGACTTGGATTGATTCAGACTATCAGGGCGATGCGGCCTATGGCGTTTGGGGTGATGGCAACTTTATTTATCTTGCTAATGGTGCGGGCGGACTCCATACATATTCGGTCGACGGTAGCGGTTATTTGACTCATATTGATTTTGATGATCAGGGCGATACTGCACGCGGCGTCTGGGGTGACGGTAACTTTATCTACCTTGCAAATGGTGCGGGCGGACTCCATACATATTCGGTCGACGGTAGCGGTTATTTGACTCATATTGATTTTGATGATCAGGG